CTAAAGGGTTAAAATCCAAACCAAAGACTGTTAGTCATAGAAAGAAATTATCAGAGGGTAAATTAAATTCTGGAAGTAAGATTATACAATATTCAAAGTTGGGGGAATATAATAAGACTTGGGATAATATAGATATAGTAGCAAAAACTCTTCAAGTAAGTAGAGAATCTATAGCAGGATGTTGCAGAGGTGAATGCAAAAGTATTAAAAATTTTAAATGGAAATATAAGGAGGAATAAATATGACTTATAGTGAGATTATATATATGTGTATGGACCAGTTAAAATTGTCCAGTGATGACTCATTTTACACTAAAGACCACATACTATTTTTAATAGTAAAGCTAAGGAGCTTTCTCTTAAAACAAAGGTACTCAGACCTTAGAAAACCTATACCAGATAGTGACTATCAGAGTATATGTTTAGACCTTATTGAGGTTCCAGCTATTAGTGGAGAACCTTGTGAAGGTAGCTCTTATTTAAGAAGTAAGAATAAGGTTCCTACTACTATGATGATAGGTAATCCAAGAGTATATCCTATGGACTTCTATCAAGGTGAGATTACTTATATAAGTAGGGATAGAATGAGATATGTAGGTTATAATAAGTTCCTGAGAAACATAATCTATTGTTCAAAAGCCCCTGATGGTTATTTGTATTTTAAATCATGGAATCCTCAATTCCTGCATCTTGAAAGAATAAGGTTTAGTGCAATCTTTGAAGATGCTAAGGAAGCATCAGAATTGGCTTGTCCAGAAGAGAGTGGTACAATATGTAGGTTAGAGGATAAGGAGTTCCCATTGGAAGACTCACTTGTGCCTCCCTTGATAGAACTTGTAGTTAAAGAATTAAGAGGTCCTGAATTTATGAAGAAAGATGAAGATAATAATGCAGAGGATAATCTGCCTGATTCAAATAGATAATGGAGACACTGGGGGAATTTAAAAGGAGGATAAAGAAGGTCAACCAACCAAGAGAGTATAAAGTAAGGAATTCATTGGGTGTATATGATGGATATAAGTATTATAGAAAGAATAAGCCTGATAGTAAGGAATATGTTCTTACTGAGTCACAATATTTTTCTATCATAAGAAAGATAAACTTACATTTGGTTGATGAATTATTACTGGGTCATGATGTTAGACTTCCTAAATCAATGGGCACTATTGAGATAAGAAAGTATGATAGGAGAATAAGGTTAGGAAAGGATGGAAAGATTTATACTAACCTTCCCATAGACTGGGATAAGACACTCAAACTCTGGTATGAAGATGAAGAGGCTTTCAAAGATAAGACATTAGTTAGAGTAGAGGAGAATGAAATCTTTAAGGTATATTACAATAGAGAGTCAGCTACCTACAACAATAATTCTTACTATGAATTCTTATTCAACAAAGATTTAAAGATAAGACTTAAACAAAGAATAAAGGAGGGTCTAATAGATGCTCCTTACTTAGAAAGGAAATTAAGATATGGTTAATAATGTTAGCTACGTAAATATAAGAGTAGTGCTTGACAGATTACTAAGACACCCACTACTTACTGACCTCAATCTTGAAACAGCTATTCAATATACATTGGACTTTATTAGTGCAATGGGACTTCCTAATGTCTATGTTGATAAGATGGAAACAATAGATATTAAGGAGTATAGAGGTGAGTTGCCCTGTGATTTAATCTCTATTAATCAGGTCAGATTACACAAGAATGGAATGGCACTTAGAGCAATGACTGATAATTTCAATGCCTATCCTACCCATGACCATAAGGAAGGAGATTGGTGTGAGAGAGGAGAGCCTTCTTTCAAGACACAAGGTAGAGTGATATTTACTTCAATCAAACATGAAAAGGTGGATATTAGTTATAAGGCTATTATGTTGGATGATGAAGGTCTTCCTTTAATTCCAGATAACTCTATCTTCCTTAAAGCACTGGAACTATATATCAAGAAGGAGTGGTTCACTATTCTTTTTGATATGGGTAAAATAAGCCCTGCTGTACTAAATAACACCCAGCAAGAATACGCATTTAAGGCTGGACAGTGTAATAATGAATTTGTGATTCCTTCTGTATCAGAAATGGAATCAATTACAAATATGTTAAATCAAATGATTCCAAGAGTAACTGAGTTCAGAAGAGGATTCAAGAACTTAGGAGACAAGGAATATATAAGAGTACATTAATATGGCACTAAAGAAAGAACAACACTTTTTTAAAGGGTTACAAAGAGACTTATCAGTCTCTAAATTCAATCCAGAATATGCCTTTGATGCTCAGAATATCAGAATAACTGCAAGAGATAATAATACTCTTCTTATTGTAACTAATGAGAGAGGTAATAAGGAGATGCCATTACAATCTCCTTCTGGAGACCCTGTAGTTATTGATGGGATATTACTTGGACAGAATGTGCTAAATAATTATGTAACCTTATTTACAAAAGGTACAAAAGATAATATCTATAGACTTGAAAATAAAGGTACCTATTTTGAGACTCTACTTCTATTCTCAGGTAATCTTAATTTTAGTACAGACTATCCTATTGAGAATATTGGTGTATATGAAAATGATAATATTCAGAAGATATATTGGGTAGATGGATTAAATCAACCAAGAGTTATTAATATTGTATCTGACTCTACAACAATAGAAGAATGGAATAATAGTTCATTTGATTTTATTCCAGAATTGAAGTTGGATGAAACAATCACTGTTACCTCCAATCTTAAGGTAGCCAGCAAGTTTCCTTCTGGAGTGGTGCAATATGCTTTCACTTACTATAATAGAAATAGCTCTGAAAGTAATATTATATATCAAACACCTATATACTACACTCATGCAAGTAATAGAGGAGGGAGTCCAGAAGAGATAGGTTCCAATAGTTTTGATATAGTTATAAGTAATCCTGATACTAATTTTGATTATATAAGGATATATTCTATATTTAGAACAAGTATAGATTCTACCCCAGTTGTAAGAAGAGTGGCTGATTTGGATGTTATTGGTTCAGTAATCAGATATACAGATAATAATACAACAGGAAGTAGTGTAGATAGTACCTTACTACTTTACATAGGTGGTGAAGAAATAATTCCTCACACCATGACTCAAAAGGACAATACTTTATTTCTTGGAAATATTCACATAAAAACTTTATTGTTCTCAAAGGAAGCAAGAGAGAGTGTGAAGGGTTCTGTCGTATTTGGTAATAAGCTTCTTGATACTGGTGAAAGAACTAATTTAACTTATGATTATAAAACCCAATTAAATAATAATAGTTACCAGATTACATCATTTAAAAGAGGTGAAACTTATAGATTCGGGGTTCAATTCCAAAATAAGAAAGGTAAATGGTCAGAAGTATTATATATAGGAGATAGCAAGGTAGATACTTACCCTAATGTAGATTCTAATAACTTATCTGGTACTGTTAAATTAAGTTTGGTAAAACCTTACTATACTATACCAAAGAGTGTACTTAATGAAGCTAAAGCTCTTGGTTATATAAAGGCAAGAGGAATGATAGTAGTTCCCACAAATAGTGATAGAACTATATTGTGTCAAGGTGTAGTATGTCCTACTCTATGGACAAATTTAGACAGAGAATCTAATAGTCCTTATGCAGTATCATCTTGGTTTTTTAGACCTTTTGTTGATGAAGCTAATAGAGATGATTCTGATGATGTGAAGGCAAATAATGGAACTTATGCTCAATATGTTGATTATGATAGTATCAATCCTGTATATCCTGATAGGACTACTGAGATAGGGGTAGAAACTTTAAAGGCATTAGCAGAAGGTAGTACAGAAGTAAATGACTATTTAGTAGATAGTAGTATTCTTACATTTCATTCTCCTGATATAGAATTTGGAGATATAAATACAGCAAATATTAACTTAGGCTGCCAATTTATAGGCTCTGTTGCATTACATTCTGGTATATCTTATAGGTCTGTTCTTGCAGAGAGTACAGGGGTTCAACCTACTTTAGATTATGGATTTTATAATAAGTTCCCACAGTATGAAAGACAAACTGTTTTTTCAACAAATAAAGGAGGTAGACTTCTTTCTTCTGGGTATCATTGGATGGGAATCCCCTTATTAACTAATGATACTCGAAAAGTTTACAAGAGTAATTGGGCATGGTTAGTATCACCTTGGCAAAGACAAGGCTCATTAATTAATGATTTTAGATATGAAGGTAATACCTATTCTAATTTGAAATCAAATAAATTGGGTAATTTGAGAACAAGTTATTCTACTTATTTCACTCTGGGATTAACAGAATCTTGGGTTCCCCCTGCTGGTATATCAAATGTAGAGATAGTAGATTCTAACGAAGTTACAGCTACTTCAATAGTTAGGAATGATGAGTCTCTGTTATACTATGGTAATGTTGATAAAGTAATGCCTCCTGGTTCTAAAACAGGAGGTGTAGGTTCAGATATTGGTGTTGTTACTAATAGTTATGAAAATATAAAAACTATAAATCAATTATATAATGGTGAGTCTGAAAATACCACTTTTGTTGATAAAATTACTATACCAGTATTAGGAACTGTCAATCTTAAAGATTCTGAAAGATATACCAATAGTCCTGTAAGCATCAAATATAAGTCTGGAAAACATGCTGTATTTGCTTTAAACAAGCAAAATGGTAATAGGGTTATAATCCCTAATAGTAATACAAATCATGACCATACAAAAGATAGCAGTGCTATATTCAGTACCTTTAGTACTGGATATTCAGGGTTATGGCTTGTAGAGTTGACTCAGACTATAGATGAGGATAATAGATTTGGGGGTAAAACAGAAGAAGCTCTGTTAAATAACAGGTGGATAGTATCTGGAGACCCAATTGATATTAATGACAGTGGTAGAATAGAGTTTCTTCAAGGTGATACCTATCTTCAAAGATATGATTGTCTAAAGACATATCCATTCACCTTAGAGGATATGAATACTGTAGTTGAAATGGTATCATTTTATTGTGAAACTCATATCAATATAGATGGTAGGTATGATAGAAATAGAGGAAATGTTACCAACTTAGCTATTACTCCTTCTATATTCAATCTTTATAATCCAATTTATTCCCAGAGTAATAACTATTTTACTTATCAATATTTGAATGAAATAAGTAGTCTTAATGATTTTCCTAATAGTATTACATGGACTGAGGGAAAAATACTTGGTAATGAAGTGGATAATTGGACTAAAATTAATGTTGCAACAACATTAGACCTTGATGGTGATAAAGGGGAAGTAACCTCCTTGAACACTTATAATAATGAGATATTCTGTTTTCAGAGAAGGGGGTTAAGTAATATTTTATTCAACAGTAGAGTTCAGATACCAACCTCTGATGGGTTGCCAATTGAGATTACTAATGGATTGAAGGTAAGTGGTAAAAGATATATAAGTAATACTATAGGCTGCCCCAATAAGTGGTCTATTGCAGAATCTCCTTCTGGACTATACTTCATAGATAATGAGACTAATTCATTATATCTATTTAATGGAGAAATAGTCAGTCTATCTGATAAGTTAGGATTTAGACAGTGGATTAGTGCCCATAATGTTCATGTAGACTGGGAACCTGTTGGTTATAACAACTATAGGTCATTCTATGACAAGAATAATAATGATGTATATTTTACTTATAAGGACCACTGTCTATGTTATTCAGAGTTGATTAACCAGTTTACTTCATTCATGAGTTATGAAAGGGTTCCTGCTATGTTCAATGTAAGTAGTGAGTTCTATGCCTTCAAGGATGGTAAGATGTGGGAACAGTTTACTGGAGACTACAATATGTTCTTTGGTGAATATAAACCATTCAGTATTACCTTTGTAGCTAATGCTGAGGAACCAAATGATAAGATATTCAATACAGTAGAGTTCAGAGCTGATAGTTGGGATGGTGATAACTTGATAAGCAACAAAACCTTTGATACTCTTGATGTATGGAATGAATACCAGCATGGTACTACCCCTCTTACTAATATACTTGGACATCCCTCCCCATTAAAGAAGAAGTTCAGGGTGTGGAGGGCTAATATACCAAGAGCAATAGTAAATAATAGAGATAGGATAAGAAACACTTGGGCTTATATTAAGTTAGGAATGAATACTCCTAATACATATAGAACAGAGTTTCATGATGCTATTGTTCACTATTTTGCATAATTAATAGGAGTCCATAAACATTTTAGTTTGTGGACTCTTTCTTTTTTAATTAAAGGCTTTGTTTATTCAATACCTTTTTATACATTTGCAATAAAATTAATTATACTATGGCTAAGAAAAAAATTAAAAGAAGAAGCAATATGCCTTCTAATATGTTTGAGAATGGAGGTAAAACATGGGGGCAGCAGTCCTCAGGACAATTCTCAAATGCCTTTAAAAGGGAGAATCTTGGCAGTTCTATAGGAAGTATTGGAGGTGCTATTGGTGGTATGGCACAAACTGGAATATCTAATGCGCAAATAGCAGATACCAGTGGAATTGAATCCCAAATTGAAGCTCAAAAGAACATGACAATAGGAGCTTCATCCAATGAAGATTTGCTAAGTGAATGGGGTTCATGGACTAAAGTTAAAGATGACTATACATGGAAAGATGTTAGAGGAGGAAATACTGGGCAGAGACTGACTGGTACTTTAGGAGCTGCTGGTCAGGGAGCTGCTGCTGGAGCATCTGTAGGTGGTCCTATTGGAGCTATTGTAGGTGGTGTAGTAGGTCTTGGTAGTGCTATTGGAGGATGGCTTGGTGGTAATAGAAAAGCTAAAAGAAAAGCCAGAAGATTGAATAGAGAAGCCAGAGAAGCCAATGAAAGGGCACTTTCTTCTTTTGAAACAAGAGCTAATACTATAGATGCCCAAAATGACTTTAACATATTGGCAAACTTCTCTGCTTATGGTGGTCCACTTGAATTTGGTAGTGGTGCAATAGGCTATGAGTTTGATAATAGATACTTAAATAATCAAGAGATGAGTGCAATTGCTAAACAAAGATTGACTTCTCTTCCTAACTCATTCCAAGCATTACCTGAGATGAATACTTTTGCAGAAGGTGGAGGTATTCATATCAAGAAGAAAAACAGAGGCAAGTTTACTGAGTACTGTGGAGGTAAAGTAACAGAAGCATGTATTAGAAGAGGAAAGAACAGCTCTAATCCTACTACAAGAAAGAGAGCTACTTTTGCACAGAATGCAAGAAATTGGAATGCTTTTGGAGGATGGTTGAATACACAAGGTGGAGACTTTACTAATGGAGTTACATTTATTGATGAAGGAGGTTCTCATGAAGAAAATCCTTATCAAGGAATCCAAATAGGAGTTGACCCAGAAGGTGCTCCTAACTTAGTTGAGCAAGGTGAAGTAGTTTATGATGATTATGTATTCTCTGACAGAATGGAGATACCTGATGATATAAGAAAGGAGTACAAGTTAAGAGGTAAAACCTTTGCTAAGGCTGCTAAATCTGCACAAAGAGAAAGTGAGGAAAGACCTAATGACCCTCTAAGTACAAGAGGTTTACAAGCTGCTATGGAAAGAATAGCTGAGGCTCAAGAAGAAGTGAGAAATAGAAAGAGGATAAGAAATATCAAATCTAACAGATTTGATAAAGGAGGTCCTATAAATCCTGCCCCAATATTTACTAATCCTTATTTGGAAAATTCTAAATTGCCTAATGAGATTGGGGGATTTACTGCTTATGGGACAACTTTTGGTAATGCTCCTATGACTAAGGAAGAACTGAATAATTTTGAAAAGAATAGAAGAGACTATATGAAATCTTTAGATAATGAAGAAAGAGGTAGAAAGAGGCAGACTTGGACAAGATATGCACCAATTATAGGCTCTGGTTTAGCAAGTCTATCAGATTTATTCAGTAAACCAGACTATGGTAGTGCTGATATGATAGGTGGAGTAGACTTAGGTGCTGAGGCAGCAGGGTATGCTCCTATTGGAAACTATCTATCTTATAGACCTTTAGATAGGGATTATTATATTAATAAGATGAGTCAACAGGCTGCTGCCACAAGAAGGGCTTTACAGAATACATCAGGTGGTAATAGGCTTAATGCTCAAGCTGGAATACTTGCTGCTGATTATAACTATGGTCAAAGCATCGGTGATTTGGCAAGACAAGCAGAGGAATATAATCAACAGTTGAGAGAAAGAGTTGAGGCATTCAATAGAGGTACTAATATGTTTAATACTGAGACTGGACTTAAGGCTTCAATGTTTAACGCAGAGTCAAGAAATGCAGCTAAGAGAGCAAGATTAGGGCAGGCTACAACTGCTGCTCAGATGAGACAGGCTATTAAAGACCAAGATGCTGCAAGAAGAAGTGCTAATATAACTAATTTCTTACAAGGATTAGGTGATATGGGATGGGAAAACTTTAATGCAAATATGATTAATTCTAATCCTGCTCTATATTATAATTTAGCCTCTTCTGGAGAAGTTGGATATAAGAGAAATAAGAAGAAAAAAGGAGGAAGGATAGTAAGATGATTTATGGTATAATTTATAAATGCACTAATCCTTTAAATAATAAATCTTATATAGGACAAACTATAAATGAAAATAGGAGAAAATATGAACATGCTCATATAACTCCTAATAGAAAAGGAAAGTTTAGTTCTGCTATAAAGAAATATGGTATTAAACATTTTACCTATAAAGTTCTATACAAAATTCCTTCTAATAACATAGATAGGTTATATATTATGTTAAGTATCTTAGAATCTAAGGAAATTAAAAGATATAATACTATTAGTAATGGTTATAATATTCTTAAAGGTGGTAGAGAGTCTTATGTAAAATGTAAGAATGTGTCTAAAAGTTTAATGGGGCACACTTTATCAGAGGTAACAAAGTTTAAAATATCA